CGACACTGAGAATACCGACACTGAGAATACCGACACTGAGAATACCGACACTGAGAATACCGACACTGAGAATACCGACACTGAGAATACCGACACTGAGAATACCGACACTGAGAATACCGACACAGACCCTATGACAAGAACTGTAAAAGTATTTGTCATAGTCGATAAGAACGGCTCCTGTGTCAAACAGTTCGCAACAGAAGAGAGTGCTGAGAGCTACTTGGTAATTCTGAATAAGACAGATCGTCGTCGCTCAGATGGCCCATTCGGCATAGCAGAAACTACCAAAACTATTACTCTGACCAGAGAGAGATCGGAGTCCCAACAGGCTAAGAGACTGGCTAAGCTGAAAGAAGCTGAAAAGCTGATTTCTCAGTACGGCCAACTCAACAACACAGCTTTTAAAGTGAAAACCGTTGGCGAGACCCCTGAAAATGATCTGCTTCTTTATGACGACACAACAGTTGTCCGGAGAGGCTTGAGAAAAGACGAAGTTCTGCGATACCTGCTCCGGGGCCCGATTACTGTGAGTGCTCTTGCCAAGAACATCGGCATTTCGAACAAGAACGTCAGCTCGATTATCATGTATCTCAAAAGAGACGAGTTCGTAATTGAATCTGTTCGGCTCGGTAAAGATACAGTATTCTGCCTGGTTGACTGAGTAACAGATTTTGAGTAGAGCTTTAGCGAACTAAAGCTCTACTTTTTAACACTTCACATGGAACCTCGCTGTTTAAGGGGCCTAAAAAACCCAGTAACCCTTAGCCCTTGTAACCCTACTCTCTTTAAAAAAAGTATTGAATAAGGTATTAATGGTGGATCCTAGGATCAAATTTAAAAGCCTACTCTGTTCTACTCTTACAAAACCTACCTTTAAAACCCACTGGATTCCTTAATTTAAAAATACGAGAACTACTGTCATTTTGACCAGGTGTTTCTTCGTCGATGAAAATAGGCTGGAATAAGGTTTAATTTTAAGCCCAGCTAAAAGGTGGTGAAGAAGGGGTGAAAAAGGGTTACTTGTTTTCACCGTTTTGCAAAAACCTAATTTATAATAATATTAAATAGTTAAGCTAATTTTTTCTATAACTTAAATTATACCGGTGAAAGTAAAGTGAAATAATATATATAGAAATATATAGTAATATTATATAGTTATGTATAAAAGGGGTGAAATTGAGTATACTTTTTATACTGACTTTAGGAAAAAAATGTTTTTTTTTATATATGAATCTGAAGAGGCAAATTTTTTCACCCCTTCACCCTTTTTCGCTGTAACACTTTAAAATTATTACAGAAAATAGGGGTGAAAGACTTCACCCCTATTTTTCACCTCTTTTCACCACTTTGGGGCTTAACTATTTAATATAAATACAGATATGGACGACATAACGAAAAGCATACCGGTGAAATCCGGGGTCTGAATTTAATTAAACCACATATTCATAGTAAATTTAGTTAGTTATGACTTTTTGTCTCAATTTTTTATTACTTACTGCATACCTGTTATAAATTGAAGGTGTTTTAACTAATAAAGTTAGGCACTTAAGCCCCACAAATATTCTAAACAAAATAAGTTACTTACATAAGATCCTTATTTCACTGTAAATAGTTCTTTCCTCGTAAATGCTTTATTTTATTATAAATATTTAAGCCTTCTAACTATTTTATTTTATTAAGAATTTTTCTTGTTTACATTAAGAACTTTATGTGATATAAGATGTGTATAATTAAGATGAATGAAAGTAAGAATTTCTATACCAAAAGGACAAAATATGAGCGGAGTGAAGCAAACATTGGTATGCCCAGCTAATAATCAGGTCTTTATCCGGCTGAATGCTGAGCAGGAACAAGCTTTAACGGTCTTGTATCAGTATGGTGTTTCGCAAGTAGATGCTGGAAAGTTTTTTGGAGTAACCCCTCAAGCCATAGGACGTCGGTACAAAAAGCTGAAAAGGTCTGGTGTGGACCAGGATAAAAAAATGAGTCTCCCTGAACTCCTGGTCAAGTATGATATAGATAAAAAGAAAGTTGTCAAGCGATGCAGTAATAAACGTTCTTTTACTCTGTATCAAAAAGCTTTTTTACGTCTATGCTATATCTACGATATACCCCAGAAGCAAGTGGCTAAGCTGTTTTCATGTTCTCAGTCAGCCATTCAGTATCGGTTTTCACAGTTAAAAAGTCAGGGTGTTGCTCAGAATAGCCAAATGACGATAGGCGAAATACTCTTGACTGAGGGTGTTTTTGTGACTGAGCATAATGCTGAGTAGTTATTTTGCAGTTTTCTACCAACTTGAGAGTGATTATCTATGGATAGGTTGAAAGCAGAGGTTTATTGGACACATTGTGAGGCCACACCCAACAAGAAAAACAAAGCTCCTGCCACAGGTTTGGGCAAAGGGAAGCCTCTCTCATATGAAATTGCAAGACAAAATGCAAAAAACTTGATAGCTGGATCACCATGGTATGGCATTGTCTTTCCGCCTAACGGAAATGGCTATGTTGGTATTGATATAGACGTTGATCCTACAGGCAAGAAAGCCAACACGACGAAAGAAATTCCTGCCTCAGTTAAGTTCTTTTTAGCTGAAAACCCTACACATGCCCACTATTCCCCGTCAGGCCATGGTGTACATCTTATATATAGGGCGACTCCTGAGTGTGCCAAGAAGCTTGATGAAATAGCTTTAACACAGTGTGCCACTAAGCCTGGCGATTTGTTTAGTGGTGATATACGGTATAAAAGCTGTTTTCTCACCATTACAGACAAGCTTTTTTCGTCAACTGACAAAATTAGTGATATTTCTTTTGAGACTTTAGCTAAGCTCGTACCGTCTTTGGCTGGTAATGCTGGCCCTGTAACAGAAAATAGCCTGACTCAGGGTAGTTCAGTTACACTGGCTAAGTTTAGCGGGCTTAGCAAAATTGTTAGTATCGAGAAAGTCAAAGATATTTTCGAAGTTATTCCGCCTACGATAAATGCTAAAATACGAGAAGCTTGTAGTGCTCTACGGTTTCTCAATGTTGAGACGAATTATGATTATTGGGTGCTTGTAGGGCAAGCCTGTGCTCACCAAAGCATTATGCTATCAATGATTGATAGTGATGATACTGAAACTGTATATCAGTGTTTTCTCAATTGGTCTAAAAAAGATAAGGCTGGTTTTGTCAGTGAAGACGATGTACAAGACAAGTTTAACAAGCTTTTAGCATCAACTAAATCTAAGATGCTGAAGCTCGATAAGAGTATAGTTTCGATGAAAACTCTTATTCATATCGCTAAATACTGCCAGTTTAATTTTCCTGACCTGCTTGAACGAGGGTCGAAAGGCAATAAGGTTTTTGTGCCTGATGTTCAGTCTCTGAGAAATGTCAAAGCTTTGATGGATTATGAAGAGCTTGAGTTATATTTTGACTCAATGGGTGGTGGATACTGTTTTAAAGGCCCTGAAGAAACAGTTACCCGCTGGTTTTGTGCAAATGAGTACTATAAAAGTTTTAGGCCTGAAGGTTTTAGTCAGGTCTATCCGTACAAGCCTCTTGTACCTGTACTTCAGGCTTTTTTGCAGAATCGGTATAAAACCAGTATTTCTCAGAAGAATACCGCTCAACTTCTTGATTATCTTATCAGTATGGCTAAAGACGAGAATGCCTTCAAGCGGTGGATTAAGTCTAAGCCCTGGGATGGTGTTGAGCGATTTCACTCAGTTATTGAGTCTCTGAAAACATCAGATGATAGACCTCACTATAAAGACCTTATCAGAATGGCTCTTTACTCGTTAGTCGGTATACATTTCTTTGAACAAGAAGAGCCTAAAATAAACCTCATGCTTGTTCTTGCAGGCACTCAGCATACAAGAAAGTCAACTTGGGTCGACTTTCTCATACCTAAAGAGCTCGAAAACTATAGAGCTGAAGCTCCTGCATCCCTGGTCAAATCTGGGAGTGATGATTGGCGACGACTCTTGGTTACGAAAGCTGTGGTACGAGTTGATGAATGTGAAGAGTTATTCAATCCTCTGCATATAAATAAGCTTAAAGAGAGTATTGATACACATACTGCAACATTTCGGGACTTATGGGATTCGTATATGCGAAGCCGGCTTAGAACAGCACTCATTATCGGCACAACTAATAAACTGGATTTATTTACACCAGCCACAGGTTCAAGAAAGTTTGGGTATATCCCTGTCGATATGTGCGATTCTGAAGCTCTTAAACAGATGGATAGACAACAGTTATATGCTGAAATACTTTTTCATCTGCAAGAGTATAAAAAGAAACACCCTAAAAGGCCTATTCAGAAGGCTTGGAGTTTGAATGACCATATCATAGAGCTGATTGAGCAGACTAACCGAGATTTTAAAGATTGTGAACGAGGTGTATCTCAGCATCTATGCCAGCTTTTCGGGTATGCTGAGCCTAAGTCTATCAATTGGTCTGATTATTTAAGTAGTATTGGCTGGTTTACTGGTGACATAGGTCAAGCTGATATGTATAGCTTTTATATAGCTGAAACACAAGCTATGCCTCGGCTTTGGACTCAGAGTGAATTAGCTAAGCTTGTAAATCTTGTAGGCAATGCTAAACACACCGTGGCTGAGGTTAAATATGCTTTAGAAGAATACTGTGGAGTTTATACAGGGACTTTGCATAAAGCAAAAACACCATTCACTAAGCTGGCATCGAAAGAATTTACAAAAAATTTGAGAGTTTTTAAAGGCTATGTTACCCGGAAAAGGCAGAAGTTTTTTCTATTACCCCCGTTAGTTAAAGCCACAGATGTTGAGTTGCACATCGAGCTTAGGGGCTAATTTTACAGGAGCTATGATATGACTGATGTTGTACAAAATCAGATACATGCTGAGTGTAGTCCGTCTTCGGTAAGTCGGAGACTGGCATGCCCGGGGTCTCGACGAATTCAGAGACTCTACCCTTCTCCTTCTTCTGTTTATGCTGAAGAAGGATCGTTACTGCATAAGGTTGTAGAAGCAAAACTTCGCTACAAGTTTTATGACAAGTTGTCTGTTGGCTCACAGACTTCTAAAGCCTCTGCAAGAAGTCTGTGGGAGTCACTGTATGAACAGTTGAGTCGCGAACAACGTCTGGTTACTGAAGAGTGCTTTGACTATTTCATGCAGATTTACAGTAGACGTTTATTGACAGATGGTGAGCTGACAGTAAAAGTTGAAGCTTCAACGTCTTTAGCATATGCAGGGCTTCCTGAGGTGTCAGGTACTGCAGATGCTATAATCATGTCCGCAAAAAATGTTGATGTGTTTGACTGGAAGTTTGGACGAGGTGTCTGGGTTGACCCTGAGCGGAACGTTCAGGCAATGAGCTATGCCTCAGGATCAGTTCTTCTGTCTCCCAGTAGTCCTTTGAAGATACACACACATATAGTCCAACCCAGGCTGGATTGCTATAACAGTTGTACATATAGCAGTACAGAGCTTTACAATTGGGTCTATATCGACTTGACCAGGGGGATACAAGCTACACGAGACCCTGAAGCACCTTGCATTCCGGGGCGAGAGCAGTGTCGTTGGTGTGCTGGCACAAACTGTGAAGGGTATGTACGGAGTGTTTTTAACATGCTGGATGATGTTATGTCAGTGTTGGATCATATAAATTCAGGAGAGACTACTATGACAGATTTTCTGAACGACCATGAGAGTGTTGCTCAATTGCTTGAAAAGGCTAAGGATGTTGAGCAGTTTATCAAAACTGTGAAACTCGGAATCTCGAACAGACTGTCTGCTGGTAAAGCTTATCCCGGTTTTAAGATGGTTGAAGGCCGGAGCTCCAGAGTTTGGAAAAATGAGAAGAAAGCTCTTCTGGGTCTAGCTTCTCTTGCAAGTGCACTCGGTATTGATTTTGAGCAGTTTGTCGATACCAAGGTTCTGTCTGTTGCTCAGGCAGAAAAAGTGCACAAGAGCTTGAAGAAGAATGAGAGCTTTCAGAAGCTGTGGACTAAAAAGCCTGGCTCACCGACACTCGTTACTGAAGACGACGTACGTCCGGCTATTCAGCCTAACGACCCGAGGTCTGCTTTTGCAGAAGTTATGAAGCTCGCAAAAGCTTAAATAAAGATTTATAGCAGGCACTCGTTAGTATAAGTGCCTGCTATATGTAGATAAATAACACTATTAAGTTAGCTATTAGAATTATTTTTAAATAGTCATAAAAAAGTATTTACAAATGACTGTGCTTGTGTTAATTTATATCATCTTTGGCAACAACATATTTATATAAAGAGAGGCAAGCTGTGAAAAACTTTTATGTATTAGTTGGCCGGCTTGGAGCATCGAGCAATTCTGCAATTTTTGATATATCTGCAGTTCCTTTCGATACTTCAGTGCATACTGGTATACGTTTTGCCTGCCATTTCAATGTCGGAGAGCAGGTTAGCGAGCACCATGCTGAGATTGATCTCAGTTCTTTGGCTTCATGGCATGACCCCAAAGTTCCGAACAATGTTGACCATGTTAATGCTTTGTTCGGAACCTCTGTACAGCATGTTGAGAATGCTATAGTAGTCGAACGTTTTTTCAGATGGCTTGAGAATATGAGGCAGGGTGAAGGGGCTTATTATTTCATTACAAAAAGTGAGTTTCGGGGCCTCAGAAAAATGTGTGCCTCTATCGGCCAGTTGTCCCTGTTTCAGGATACTTTTGTAACGAACTGTACCAAGTTTGTTGATAACATATCTGACGAGCTGAAGGAAGGCAATATATTTGCTCCGATGAACCGTGACTATGAGTGTGTACTTAGAGCAGAAGCTCTTATAAAGCATATGAGTTAAGCTTCTGCCAAACTTGAAAAGGAGAGCTGTATGGACTTTGTACATGATGGGCGAGGCCAATGTTTCGAAGTTGCAGTTGAGTTTCCTGATAATCCTTTAGTGGTTATCATCTACGATGCTAAACGTCGTCGGTATAAATACTTCGATCTTGAAAGCCTTCGTGTTATAACCCCTGGTCATGGTACTTGTAAAGAATTTTATACAGTCACTGAGGCTTTGGCTCACTCGTAGAGGAGATTGTGTTATGGATGTTTATGGCCAGCATGTTATGATTGATATTGAGACACTGAGTATACAGCCAAATGCAACTATTTTAGAGCTTGTTGCAGTACCTTTTAACATTAACACTATTCAGGTCGAAAATGCTTTTGTCGGCTTGCCGAATGTTGATAGCCAGATCAATAGAGGCTCAGCAATTGACTTTAGTACAGTCAAATTTTGGATACAGAACTGTATGCAGAGCAAAGATTTAGCTGAAACTGTGATACAGGGTAGTCGTTATGCAGATAATACAGCTTTTCTTACCAACTTTGAAAACTGGTTTAAAAAAGCTGGTTTAACCGGTGCCTATGTATGGAGTAAAGGTCGACTTGATATGACATCTTTGGACTACATGTTTAAGTCTCATGGCTTCAGAGAACTTCCGTGGTATTTTTGGAATGAGTGTGATGTACGGTCTTATACTCATGTTCTTCCCAGTGAGTATGAGCAAACAAAACCTGTAAATCCACATGATCCTATGGCTGACTGTGTAGCTCAGATTTTTAATGTTCAGAAAGTCATGAAGTACCTGCAAGATGCAATGAGTACTGGTGCTTTTAAGACTCATTTTATAGCATAGTTCCAGCTTAGCAGAAATAGATGTAAGCTTTTTTCTCTCTCTCTTCTTTTATAAAAGAGAGAGAAAAAGCAAAAAGTAGAAAAAAAGTGTTTACAAAGTTTTTAATATGTGACATAAATAAAATCACAATGTGCTTTGAATTAGCTTTACAGTTATAGAATAAAAGTTGATAAAAAGTAAAAAAAAAAAAATAAAAAAGTGTTTACAAAGCTTTTAAAATATGACATACATATAATCACTTTTGAAAACAGAATACTTTAACTACAAAGAGAGGCTAACATGACCAGTAAGAAACCGAATCGTGAACGAGTTCGTGAATTGATTGAGCAGGGCGGAGCTACTCGTACGTCTATCTGTGAGACCCTAGGAATCAAGCCCACCGGACTGTCGTCTATCTTTTTTCAGCTCAAGCTCCAGGGTGTTCATCCTGTCTCTAATGACGAGAGTGGCGAGCTGAGCTTCGTCGACACCAAAACTTTTGAAGCTTTGCAGGCTGACAAGAAAGCAAAGAGTTCTTCAGCCAAGCCTGCTACAAAGAAGACTGTGTTCGAGCAGTACACAAGCCTTTTGAACAAATTTTTGAGACTCCAGAAAGCCGAAGCAAAAGCGAAACAGTTTTTCGATGATGCTTCGGAAGCCGAGCAGACCGATGGCTCTATCACTCATGCCAGGTTCTTCGCTTCTATGTATGCAACTCGTGTTGCTCTTCTGGAGAAAGAGGCTTTCTACAATGCACACAAAGTCGAAATTGACAGCGAGCTTTCTGCAAATGATGCCGAGAGTACTGATGATACCGAGAGCACTGATGATACCGAGATCACTGATGAAGCTGAAGCTGAAGTTGACATTGATGATTCTGATACTGATGCTGATGCTGATGTTGAAGAAGATGAAGTGGATGCTGACGAAGCTGATGCTGAAGCTGAAGAAAACGACGATTTCGTGTAATAAGCCGGCCCGACTTGTCAGCAAGCCTAAGAATAAGCTTGCTGACAAGTATACCAGCAAGTGCATGATTGTCATTCTGACTAAGATTCCGGTGTATATCATCGGTCGGTACCCAACCGGATTTGCTTAGATACATTATGAAAGACTCAACTTTAGAATTCTCCTAGTTATACAGAAGCTACACTTGACGACCTGTTAGGTGTAGCTTTCTTAAGACTAACGATTTACCTGAAAGTTAAAAAGTAAATGAAAAAAATAAATAAGTTTTTTCGCCGAGTGCGATCTATTTTTAGGCTTAAGACAAGAGCCCAGCGAGTTATAAAAGCTCGTAGTGTCTATCACAATCTTCTGAATGAATATATGCAACAGGGTGATCCTGCTTTCATAATAGCTTGTGAAGCAGATAAGCTTCACAAGCTAGCTGAGCCCTATATTGAAAAGAAGTCTGATGTAAAGCTTAATGACTTTGATTTTGTCAGTGAAGAGCCCTATATGACAAATGTAGACGCTTTCTCAGCATCTACTATAGAATCACCAGGACCAGGGGGGAATTCAAATATTGACTTTACACCGAAGTCTTTCAAAAGTAAAGTTATGTATGAGCTGATAGACCCTGATTTTGAAGACAGTTTAGCTTGCTGTTTAACTCACGGGGCTATTAAGTACGGGGCCTACTCTTGGCGAGAAGTAGACCCTATGTATTATTTTTCAGCTTTACAGAGACATCTCAATAAGAGTCGTCGAGCCTACATGAATCACGAAGTTTTAAGTCAGCTCGATAAAGATTCAGGCCTGCTTCATGTTGATCACCTGGCAACAAATGCTATGTTTTTACACTATTTTCTTCAGCAACAAAGTTGTTTACTAAGAGATACTTATGCCAAAAACAAGCAAGACAAACTCTACATGAAAGTGAGAAAGTATGACGGACTCCGTTAGTATTATCTCGTACGATGCTGTAGATATAAGTGTCGTTTCGCAAACCAGCAGACCTAAGCTGGTAGTACAGAAAGCTCTCAATACTTGTATGCACGATACACTGTACTACGAAGCAAATGGCACCCTGAAACAGCATGTCATTGACTATCTTGTATCTGCAAGTCATACATCGGTGCTTGAGCATCTTACTATGACGATAGAAGTGCATAACATAAGCAGAGCTCTTCTTGACCAGATACTTCGTCAGCGAACTTTTAAGCCTACTGCAGGCTCCCAGCATTATCAAGATTACAGTGACTACGATTTTTTGGTTCATCCCGGGTATGCCGGAAATTCTTTCGGTAGTTCAGGAGCTCAGCATCTTAAGCAAGAAACTGCTTTTGAGATTTACAAATCGGCTTTTGAACATGCTCAGGACTCGTATAAACGTTTGATTGCTCTGGATGTGCCGAGAGAAGAAGCAAGAATGGTTTTGCCTATGGCTTCCCGGAAGAATCTCATGCTTACTGCAGATGCTCGGAATATGATGCTCTTTTTTCGGCAGAGACTGTGTGAACGAAATGTTGCTGAAATGATCAGCTTCGCTAAAGCTTGGCTAACTATTGCAAGCCAGTGGTTCCCCCAGCTTTTTAACTCGAAGTATGCTCAGCCAGAGTGTGCTTATGGCCCCTGCAGACAGGGCAGAATGCAGGCTGAAGTGTGTCGTAGAAAAGGCTGGAGCTGATATAAAAGTTTCTGATTTTGCTCATTTTACCCAAGAGAAACATATTATAAAAAAGACTGGAGCTGATATGAAAGTTTCTGAACTTGTTCAGCTTGCTCGAGAACAGCAAGCACTCATTGGCCAGTACCCCCCTGACGACCCGATTAAGTATGTCAGAGACTTAGTTCTTGCTACACATGTAGAGCTCGCCGAGCTCTTGCAAGAGCTCCCCTGGAAGCCCTGGAAGTCAAGAGAGACTCAGGTCAATAACAAGAATAGAGCACTTGACGAACTTGCTGATGTTGTTATTTTTGCGATTGATATTTATGTCGCACTTACAGCAGATGAAAGAGTAACAACTGAAGCTTCTGACGAAGTATTTGTACAGTCCCCTGAAGAGCCTATCGACGAGCTTTTCGGTGAGCTTATATCGGGTAAGATACGACTCAATATAGATCGTTTGAAGTCAGGAGATCACAAAGCTCACAAAAGCTGACTTTTTATGAGACAGTACCAGCTATAGCAATTTATAACAGTGACTACTTAGCTATAAGTAGTCACAAAACACATAACATGAAAGGCAAGTATTATGATTATCACAAATGTACGAATTTCGTTTGCTGTACTCGATGTGCCCAAAGAAGACCCTTCAGGCCGGCTCGGCTATTCAGCCACATTCTTGATCCCGAAGACAGACAAGGCTTTGGTGAAAGCAATCGAGGCTGAAATTGCTTCAGCAATTTCCAAAGGCAAAGAGAGATTCTGGGGTGGAAAAGTGCCCCACTTCGAGAACAAAGCTTTGCGGGATGGCGATGCTGAACTCGAGTCTGGAAAACGGGAAGGCGAAGAGTATGTGGGCCACTTTTTTATCAATGCTTCGTCTAAGGCTTCGAAGAACAATCCTGAGCCTCGTAAACCCGGCCTCGTAGACGCTCACTGCAGACCTATTACAGAGCCTGGTACAATTTACTCAGGGTGCATCGTTCATGCTGATGTCAATGCCTATCCATACAACAATACGTCCAACAAGGGTGTTGCCTGGGGCTTGAACAATGTCATGTTTGTTGCAGATGGTGAAAGGCTTGATGGACGTATGAATGCACTTACAGCCTTTGCTTCATTTGCTCTCCCCCTGAACGAGGCTGAATCTGAGTCGGCAGATAACGAAGACGACTCCCTGGCATAACAACAGGCACTATCTATAGTCTATAATGATATAGATAGTGCTAATTTAGAGCTTATAATAGCTCGTCTGTTCTTATTTTATCCTAAATTTAGGATAACCCATTAGACTTAGGATAGAATAAGAATAGAGCTGAATTAGAATGCCTAAAATCATTTATTTACACTAAGAGGGAGTGTGCCTATGCGACTTATTATTGACTTCGAAACCTATTCTGAGCTCAACATAAAAGATGTTGGAGCCAGAAAGTACATGGAGCATAAGTCAGCCAAGCTATTGTGTTTCGCTTATAAGATAGAAGCTCGTAAGAGTGACACAGATCATTCATTGGCTATGGATAGTGCTTCTGTTTGGTACCCTTCTCTCCCCTGGCCAGAAGAAATAACCAAAGTTCTCAAAGACCCTAAGACCTTGGTCTACGGTTTCGGCGAATTTGATTTGCTGGCTTGGAATATTTTGGGGCTTAAATGTGACATTGAGTTTGAGCAAGGTGCTAAGTTTGTAAATATAGCTCCTGAGCAGTATATAGATGTTAGGTCTCTTACTGCTCGTTTTAGGTACCCCCAAGCACTGGCTATTGTAGCTCGAGCTCTGGAATGTCAAACTGAGAAAATGAGTATAGGCAAACAGCTTATTAACAAGTGCTGTAAGCCAGGTCTTATACCAACTGAACAAGACTTTCTTGACTTATACGAGTATTGTCGGATAGACGTTGAAGTGCTTGCTGAGATTATTAGTAAGCTTCCTGCCGATCATTTTACAGCACTTGAACATGAGTTGTGGTGTGTGACATATGAAATGAACAACATTGGAGTACCTATAGACGTTAAAGCTGTAAGAAGCATTATTCGTTATCTTGGTACATATGCACAATCAATGCTTGAATTTTTGCCTGAATTGACTGGTGGTGTAGTTGAAACACCCGGACAGATTCAAAAAATTCGGCAATTCTGTGAATCAAAAGGCTTGGAGTTATCTGATCTTCGAGCTGAAACAGTCAATAGAGTTCTTGAACAGCATGATAATGGTTCTGTTCTTATTGACGAAGCTGTTTATGATGTTCTCACGATACGTCAGTTAACTGGTTTGTCTTCTACGAAGAAGTTTATAACTCTGGCTAACATGGAAAACAACGGGTATGTCCAGGGGAACCTAAATCATCATAGAGCAGGCACTGGTAGGTGGGGTGGTCAAGGGTTTCAGTATCATAACCTTCCCCGGGCTAAAGTGGACAATCCTGAAGAGTATATTAAGAAGTTCATTGCAGGAGACCACATAGATAAACCTATGCAGATCGCAAAAGCTCTGATTAGGCCTATGATTTGTGCTCCTGCTGGCAAGCTTCTGATGGTTTCTGACTACACATCTATCGAAAACAGAGTGCTGGCTTTTTTGAGTGGTGATTTCGAGACACTCAAGTTGTTTGAAAAAGGGCTATGTGTCTACTCTGATATGGCTTCGCATGTTTTTCATTGTAAGAGCTCAGATATACAGAAAAAAAGCTTCGAGTACCAGATTGGAAAGATGCTTGTTCTGGGTTGTGGCTATCAGATGGGGGCTTCTCGGTTTATAGAGTCTTCAAAAAGCTATGGTGTTGTACTTACTCTTGAGCAGGCACAACAGTATGTTGGAGCTTATCGTGAGAAGTATAACTTAGTTGTTAAAACCTGGGATAACTATCATAGAGCTGTAAAGTCTGCAGTAGTGTACCCGGGTACAGCATTTGAGGCTAACAGTTGTTCTTTTAAAGTTGTCAAAGACCATAATAATATGTCCTGGCTTCGCTTAACCCTGCCCTCTGGTAGAGCTTTAATGTATGCGAAGCCTCGTTTAGTGAATGGTCGTTTTGGTTCAACTGTTGAGTATTTTGGTTATGACTCAAAAACAAACTCGATGAAGTTTACTGAGATTTCTCCTGGACTCGCCACTGAGAACATAGTACAAGCCACGGCTCGTGACATTCTCGGTAACGGAAAACTGAACATAAAAAAGACATTTCCCCAGTACCAACTCATTATCTCAGTTCACGATGAAGCTGGTGTTTTAGTAAATGAGTCAGACCTTTATGATGATGCCCTGGCTGATTTTAATAAAGCCATGTGTTGCAAGAAAGACTGGTATCGAGATCTTCCACTCAAAGCAGATGGCTATATAGCCAAGAGGTATAAAAAAGACTGAGCCAAGCTCTGCAAGAGTTTGTAAGTTATAGCCAGTGCTCTTGTAGAGCTTAATTATTACTTTTATAAAACAAGTATAGGAGATAAATAAATGGATATTACTGAAATCATGAGAGGCTGGCATACACTTCAAAAGCCTCTTAGAGACACAGTTAGTTTGCTGTTTTGCAAAGAGTTACTTGTATATGAAATGTCAAACAAAAGACGTGCTCATATAATTAGCCGGATTCGCCAGCGAATAAGAACTCTTGCTGGTATAGCTTATGATACAAAAGTGTTTAAAAAATGTGCTGAAGACACTAACTTTAACACAGTAGAAAGGTAGTGTATAAATGTCAAGTGGTATAAAAGGCCCAGTTATCAAATTGGCTGATGTTTCAGCTATTTCTGAAGAGGACATAGAGCAGAAACTTGTTAGGATAGTTAAAGCTATGGGTGGTCTTTGCTATAAGTTTTCATCCCCTGGTCATAGAGCTGTACCTGACAGACTTTGTATATTCACTGTTAAAGTTAGAGACAAGTGTACTCCAGTTCATTTTTATGTTGAGTGCAAAGCTCCTAAAAAGTCTTTAACAACGGCACAAGCTAAAGAGTGTTTGAAGCTTAGTAATTTTGGATGCTTTGTATATGTTGTTAAGTCCTATGATGATATTATCTCGTTTATAGAACGGGTTAAACAAATTCTTAGTGAGTTGGCAAAACTATGACAACAGAGTACAAGCTGAGAAAGTATCAAGAACGAGGTGTTGAGTTCTTTTTAGCTAAGAAACGTGTATATTTTGCTGTAGATATGGCTATGGGAAAAACAGCTATAGCATTATCAGCTATGCGACATATGCAGGGTGGAACTCTTGTAATAGCTCCTATAAAGCCTCTTTATACTACTTGGCCAGAAGAACGAGAAAAGTGGAGTCAAGAGTTGTCTTATGAAATTATTCATGGGGTAGACAAAGCAAAGAATTTAAGAAAGCCAGCTGATATTTACTTATTAAATTTCGATGCTATCCCTTTTTTATATAAAGAGTTAATAAGTTTTCAAAAAGAGGGCAGGCCTTTTCCTTTTGAAAACTGTATTGTCGACGAAGGGACTTATATAAAAAGCCCTCAAGCAAAACGTTGGAAATACTTGCATGCTTTATTACCTATTTTTAGTGGTTATAGGGCTATTTTAAGTGGCACTCCAGCACCCAATGGTTTACTCGACTTGTGGTCTCAGTATTATTTTCTGCTGGAAGGTAAGCTTCATAAGTCTTTTAAATCTTATGGAGCTTATAGAAATACATACTTTATTGCAGATAGCTATTTAAAATATTCTTATAAGCTACGAAATGAAGAAAGTGAAAAAAGAATATATAAAATAATAGCTCCATACACATTTCGTTTAGATGCTGACGACTATATTGAGCGTCCACCTATAGAATATAAATATAGAAAACTTCAACTTACTGCTGAGCTAAAAGAACTTTATGCTAAGCTAAAACGGGATTTTTGTCTTACACTTGACAGTCAAGTTGAGTGTTCTGCTGTAAATACTGGGGCACTTAATAGTAAGTTACGTCAATTTATACAAGGTTTTATATACTATGAGTCTATAGAGCCAGGCAAGCCCCCAGAACAAAAAGCTGAGCCTATACATCAGATTAAGCTACAGGCTTTTAAAGAGCTCGTCGAAGAAGTTAATCAACCTATACTTTGTGCCATACAGTTTAAGTATGAGCTCTCTGTACTTAAAAAAGCTTTTCCGTCTGCTGAGGTTATAGCCGGTGGAGTATCAGCAATAAAAGCTCAGCAGATAATTCAAAATTGGAACAAAGGCTTAGTACCTATTTTACTATGCCACCCAGCTTCAATATCTCACGGTACAAATCTTCAGACTGGTGGGTGCATTGCCGTATGGTATGGCTTAACTTGGGATTTAGGAATTTATTTGCAGTTTAACAGACGACTACATCGCCCAGGACAGACAAAAACAGTACAAATTATTCATTTAATACTTGAAAAAACAATTGACGAGACTATAATAAAAGCTTTAAATGTTAAAAACATAACACAGCAAAAGCTTTTAGACTACCTAAAACAAGCATTAAAGAAAGAGGACGAAAATGACTGACTTAGTAACCCGGAGTAGCTCAGCATCACTTTGGGACCGGCGGTTTTTCGCCATGGCAAAAGGAATAGCTTCCTGGAGTAAAGACGAAGACCGAAAGGTGGGAGCTATTATAGTACATAATAAGCATATACTGTCAATGGGCTATAATGGCTTTTCGAGACGTTTGGTTGACAAGTTTGAAACAGTTGATGTTAAGCGAATGAAAACAGTACATGCTGAAGCCAATGCACTTCTACGGTTGGATAGAAAGTACCTAGAGCTCCCTTTAGACTTTTATGTTTATGGGGGTTTCCCGTGCGCTCAATGTGCCGCACTCATGCTACAGACAAATGTTCAAACTGTGATTGCTCCCCAGATTGAAAGCTCTAAATCATCCTGGGCAGAGTCAATGGAAATAGCCTGTCAGATGTTTGTGAGTGCTGGAGTAAAAATAATCCATTATAATTGAGATATGTAAGTATGTCGCTTATCTTACAAAATAAGCGACATACTGAGCTACATAATTTTGAAAGAGTCTGTAGTAGGAATTTCTTGAACAACGAAAATCTGGTAGGTCGGTATTGAAAACTGTACAGTAGCGCCCCAAGGCATTTCCCAAGTCATTAAGCTTGACTCTTCGTCCCAAACTCCCACTACTTCATCGCCATTTTGATATATTCCATCATGAGCATATGGCAGATTTATAATTCTCCCACTGGCTTTTGTGTTTTCAGCGAGTGATATGTAGCATAAACAATGATATGGATTAACTGGTGTTGGTGCTACTCCAGAAGCAGGTGTAGCTGTTAGTACAATAGTTGTGTCTGCAAGCACTGTTATTTCCTGAGCTACAACACCCCAGCCAGCCCGCCAAGCCTGTACATAATAGCTCCCAGCCTCTAAAGAAGCATAAGCTAAGCCATCGATGCCAGAAGATAGTCGTGGAATAAGGTCAGTACTCGTTCCAGCTTGTCTGATAGAAATAACAAAGTTAGGTACTGAAGAACCTTCAGAGTCGACAACAGAAAAAGTCACAAGGTAAATACCTTTGCCTTGAATCATAGCTCCTAAGGCTTCTATATCTTCAGCAATATCACTTATAGGCATATCTAAGTTAACAAGTAAGTCAGGTGTATTCACAGGTAGTCTATCTAAAACAGGCGATAAGTCAACACTGCTTCCCTGTGAGGGCATAAAATCCTGAGTAGACGTAACAGCTTCGTCACGAATATAGCCTACTCTAACAAGGTTAACAGTAGAATCAAATACTGATAGGCCTGATGTCGCAACAACAAGAGCAGACTCAATATCTGTAATTCCTGCAGGATCGTCAGGCAAGTTGTCAGTACGTTCTTTAATTGCTAAAAGACCTGTTTGGATGTCACTAAGTGAAGGCACATCTACAAGCTGTATTGACTTAAATTCATAAAGCATGGTGCCATTTTCTTGCCATCTGAACTTCATAATAAGCTGTTTTGGACTTACTTCAGAAACAACTTTTATATACAAAGTATAAAGCCCAGTCTCTTGACGAACTGCGTACAGACGTCCAATTAAATCACCTGAGGGAACACTGGCCAGGGGGGTTGTTGCAGTAGAATCTTGAAATAGCATATCAGTCATGCTATTTTCGTATATATCAAAAAAGTTTATTGTTAAGTAGTTATCGTCGGGGTCTTCCATATTACCATCGCTATCATGCAAGGCAATATCACATCTGACTACTACATATCCAGTCTCGGGTATTGGCACCTCATTTGGAATTGCGACATTTAGCCTGACAACATTGGAGATATTGCTGACTGTCGTCTGAAGACCAGAAAGTGTTGTAACCATATACTCTTGGTGTGCTTGAATATCAGTTTGCATAGCTACACCTATAAGGTCAGCCTGCATAGCTACGCCTTCAAGGTCAGCCTGCATAGCTACACCTGTAAGGTCAGCTATAACAGTATCTGTTACAGGATCAAAAGTGCTTAAGCCCTTGGTTGCATTCGATATTGCTGTAAGAAGAGTATCCTCACTATCTGCTATATCAGTTTGCATAGCTACACCTATAAGGTCAGCCTGCATAGCTATGCCTTCAAGGTCAGTTTGCATAGCTATGCCTTGAAGGTCAGCTTGCATAGCTACACCTGTAAGGTCAGCTATAACAGTATCTGTTACAGGATCAAAAGTGCTTAAGCCCTTGGTTGCATTCGATATTGCTGTAAGAAGAGTATCCTCACTATCTGCTATATCAGTTTGCATAGCTACACCAGTAAAATCAACAATCACTGAGTCAGATGCTGGGTCGAAAGTTGATAAACCAGTAGTATCTGTCATAAAGCTGGTTGTGTTAACAGCACACCAGATTTCCTGCTTTGCAGCACTTACTCCATCAACTGTCATTTCCCATATAAATAAATACTGTTTGTCGACAGTGAATGCAGTTTTAGCAATTTTTACAGCCCATAAGCCTGTTTTGGCTTCAAGCTGAGCCGGAGTAAAGGGACTCCCAGTTATAGCAGTTCCAGCAATTGTACTGACAGAACCATCTATTTCATACACAGCAAGACTATATGCTGTTGGGTCAACTTTAGCTCCATCAGCTGAGCTACACTGTACGGCGAAAAGTATATAGTCATTAAAAATGTTTGGATAAAAATATCTCACACTATTATCCTTCCGTCAAATCCATCAATTAAGTTTTTTCCGCTGATAGCACCGTATGGCTTTGTAGGTGGGAATACTGTAGAGCTTACTGCAATATTACGAATTGTCAGTTCAGCCATTGCCCCATTAAAGTCCATAACCCATGTTCCAGCCCTTGCTGAACCTATTTTTATAGGTACATCTGAGTCATAAAAAGCGCTTGAGTTAGTAACACTTACAACTTCTACGCCATTTATAAAAACTTTATAGTCATCACCATTTTTGACTATCGCATAATGGAACCAAGTTCCTATTGAAACTGTCAATTCCGCTAAAATAGTTTGTCTTGACGTATAGTAACCAGTCGGGTACCAAGTAAACTCTATAGTTTTCACTGTAGAAGTTTGTTTTATTTGCATATACCATCTGTGGTACCCTGTAGCAGAAAAGTAGCCCATAATAAGGCCATAATAGATACTACTACCAGTTTCTAACCAGTGAAGCCCGTCTTCGCGAAACCACCCGTCTATTGTGAATTCAGACAAACCGTAAAAATTAAACATTGAACTTGTTGCTATAGATAAATAGTCGTTTGTAAAAACCAAGCCTCGACTATTTGCAAATGGCCCACTATTCTCGTCTCCTACAAGGGCTCCTGTTGTTTCCCCGTCCCCACTGTTACTGATAGTGTGATTACCAGTAACGTCGACAATTCCATCAGCAGTTCCGCGAACTAGTAGCAAAAATTCAGACCCAAGTGACATTGAGCAAGTCCTTAGTAAAACTAAAAATTAGCTTGAGCTATCGTAGTCTAATACTTCGACCATAAAGAAAATACTACCTTTACAAAAAGTTGTCAAAGGTGGTACTCCATCAACAGAGTAAGCAGGCTCCATAAGAACTGCTTGAGCAAGCTCAGTTCTAAAGCTTACAGGTTTTATAAGCGCTAACGAATCTTCACGGTCTGTCGGTGTTATAAGAAGTTCGTATATAGCCCCTTTAACACTAGCCATAGTTTCTAAAGCTATAACTGTTTCTAAAGTTTGATAGCCATAGCCATCAGATGCCTCTAATGTTAAAGGTCTACCTTTTTCACTTCTGGTGGACTCCTGTTTTACAACACCTCTTAAGGTTGGAGTTACTGTTGAAATAACAGAACTCCAACCTCGCCACTCTTTAATCAACATATCTCGTTCGAATGTAAGAGCGTCATCATGCTGTAAAAGACCAGTATCTATATCTATAGGCGTGAGTATTATCATACGACAAACACTCCATCATCACGGAAACCACTGTTATAACGACCTGTTATAACATAGTGCCCATCTGTTTTAATAAGAGTTACTCGAAAATCAGAAGACAAATCAGCTGGCCCTGATACATCATAAAGTAACTGTCCACTATCGAGTGCTACATCGTAAGTTATTTCGCGAACAGCTTTAATTGTACCAGTTACGTGCTGTGTAACTGGTGTACTTACACTTTTATCTATCTGGTCAGATAAGCTCATATTACAGGTGCCTCATAGCTTTGTACTGTTAAGTTTGCCCAAACAGTGTCTCGTGTTCCAACGAGCTCACACTCAGTCACTTTAACAACTTTTGTACTTAACTTTAAGGTGCTTTCAGTCAAGTCAATAAAGTCACCTTTTTTAAGGCCCTCCACTTTATGAGGTACTTGTATAGCAAAAGTCTTTGTAATATAGTACCCACCAAGTGCTGGGTCGTCAAGAAATCGTTTACCTCGTATTACTGCTTGTGTAGAGGTAGTTATAAGTGGTTCAGAAATAGCGTCTGCTACTTTATCACCAAAGTCTCGTTCACAAGTAACTTTTAAGCTCATTTCACTGTAATCCCTTTTGTTATCTCTGTAAAACCAGTTATTCGTTTTGTTCGTACTTTAATATAATGCTGTGAAATCCAATGGTGAGGCAGGCTAACTCGCCTTTGCTCTAAATTAAAAATAAGTTGTCTAAAAAATGAGCATTGCTGATTTACACTAAATATGTTTATATCTTGTCCAGCTCCCCAAAGGCCAAAAGAAACCTGAGTCTTATTTATAGCTGGGTTAAAAGTTGCTTCTGGGTAAATATCAGCATCAGCATAAAACATTGAAGGTGTCTGAGTGGCTAAGTAAAAACGAATAAAGTCTGACCAGTAGTTATGACCTCTACTTATATACTCTTTCCACCAGGCTTCTTCACAGCATGCTGAAATTAAAGCAGTTTCAGTTAATACGTCCCTATCTAATACTTTAACAGGGCATGAAGTTGAGTAAGGATAGTCAGTACATCCATTTGCTCTTACAAGCAGAATTTCACTTATAGGCAAGCTCTTAGCCATCTTGTCCATACATTTAGCTATTGGCTCTGGTATTACCTGGTCAAACCACATCTGTACAAGTTTTATGGTAATGCTGGGCATCCTGATAATATCTCCAAGTCGTCGAACATTGAATTACAGCCATAGCCATAAGCACTACCAACAAGAGTAAAAGTGTTTAATGTAGAAAATTGACTATCTGTGCTTACAAACTCATTTCCATCAACTGTTACTGTTATTGTTATGTCTTCCCTTTTAAGTGATATTAAAACTTCCTCATATTCAGCTAAGTCTATTGGGTATTCTGTTGGTGAAAAGTCACTCAAACTGCTCCATACTTCACAGTTCCAAATTGAGTTTAAGTGTAACTGTATTGACTCTGTAGCACTCGCAAAAATAAAGTCAAGATAAGCTGTACCACCACCAGGACAAAAGTAGCTTGCCTTGTATTGTAGCTCAAAATCACCAACAAAGTTTGCTTTGAGTGTAACAGAAGTTTGTGACCAGTTAGAGTATAAATTCAGCTTTCCATTTTCATTAACTGTTACATCTTCTGTTGGTGTCGGGTTCTCCCACTTGTCGAGATCAAGGACTCCCTCGTCAAAATTATCGTCCCAATAACAAGCAAGGCAAGGCTTGATAAAATGAATACATCTGCCACCGATACGTTCTTGCTTAATAGTATAGATACTATATATTCCATTAGAAAACTCAACTCCTCTTGGTTTTCTATAGTCAACGGGACAAAAGGCATCAACATATGTAGCTCTTATAACTACTGTCATGAAGCATCCTCTTGTACTGTAAAGTCTTGGTAGAAATCAAGTTGGCCTGTTCCATCATATAGCCGAATAGTGTGTGTTGAGCCTACGAGAAAATTCTCATTAATGAATAATGACCCATCAGCATCTAAAGTGCCTTTCAGAACACCATCAAGTTCAACATAGGTACCTTGAGGAAGCAGGATGCTCGTACAATCATCATAGCCTACGATAGTTAAAGGTGTATATGCAGGCTCCTGAATCTCGAATTCCATTATCTGTTTTGCAGATTTATCAGTAAAATAGAAAGCTACTTTATATGTTCCAGTTGCATTTATGGTTAAAGTAAAATCAACATAATAACAACTATAACTAACAGTTTTAGAGTCAAATAGTCGTTCTGTATAATCTGATTCTACTACTGTACTACCATCTGTTGATCTTGGACGAGATAAACGACCAACACCGTAGTCTAAAATAACGAGTTCATCTTCAATACGGTCTATTTGTTTTACAGTTCGGTCATGCTCTATAGCTGGAACATAAGCTCCACCCTCATCCTGAACATATGTACTCTCAAGTTGCCAAAATACTGGAAGTAAAGAAGGGTGGTAGTAATGGACTCTGATAACAAAAGGCACACCTACACTAAGTGGATCACTGTCTATTCGTGATGCAGAAAGATAAGCATTACCGACGTCAAGAGTTTGCCCATTTACGACTACACTATTGTACCCACTTGTTTTTTCAATACGAGCTGAAAGAGCTACAATATCATCGTACTCGTCATAACTGGCCATAGAAGATGGTGAGTCTGCTTCAACCAGATAAGCTTGTACTCTTATATCCCCATTTGCTTCACCAATAACATCAGCTCCCAGTGTTTCTGCTAAACGTTTAATAACTTCTATCGGTGACATGTTGGAAACACTAAAACTACCTCGCTTGATAAAGTAATCTTCAATGTCCCAGTGTATGGTTTTATCAAAGTCAGTATAAAGCAGAACAATACCAAGAACTTCGCTAGCATAAACGTCTCGAGTTTGCCAAATATGTGGAATAGTTTCAGCAAGAGTACACTTTTCAGCTAACCAGTCACCTTCATATTGTGTGCATAATGTTGAGTCAGTAATAGGTAAGTAGCAAATACTTGTTTCGGCATCCCAGACACCTTGTGAAGCAAGACAAACAGCTTCTGTCATACCGCTTGATGGAGCCAAGCAAGCTCCATCAGACCAGTAACCACCTGCAGAAACACAGGCTTCAGGAGTAGAGTTCTCAAAAGAGCATTTACCAGCAGACCAAATGCCATTAGCACTCTCACACTCAGTTGAAGAGGTTATTTCGTCGTCAACATAAGGCCTTGTTTTGTCTGAATCATTAAGAGTACGAGCATAAGAATCTGATAAATAAGCATGAGAAGAACGTCCCCAAATTTCAAAGCTGAATTTAGCTCGGCCAACTGTTGTCTGTTGTTCTTCAATAAAGAAATCAGTGACTTCAGAGCCTATTTCAAATCGAAGTCGTAGTACCCCGAAGTCCTGTGTCGGGTCACAATACTCAAAAAGATCAACACTCTCTATAGATACTCTGCCTGTTAAGCAGTATTCTCCATCTTTTCGAGACCATTGAGTGACATAAGCACTAATATCAGTCCAAACGTCCTCAATTTTTAGATAGATTTTAACATCATCAGGAGTTATCATGTTAATTTCTCGTTAAACGTTCTCGCCGTAGAGTTGTCTCAAGATCAGAAATACTACTATTACTACCAATATACTCCTGCTGGCCTAACTCAAAACGTCCCCAGTCCTTCATGTTATCAAAGGGATTTTGCATTCCAGTTACGTCAATATTTTGGTTAAGTGTGTCAAGCTTCGTAATAGCTGATAGCTCAGCACCTATAGCTTCAGGAATATCCGCAAGAGCAGTGTTTTTATTAAAAAGTATATCCATGGTCGGTTGTGGAATATTATCAGCAAAGTTAGCAAGAGCATTAGCCATTGAGCTCAACTTCTCTGAAAGGGGCATCGTAGGGCTCCCAGTACCAGTCATTTGTACGTTGAGATTAATCTGTTGTTGAGCTTTTGCTATTAAAGCATCGAACTTAGCACTTACAGCATTTAATGTTTCTGTAAGAGGCTTTTTCGGGCTTGCAGTACCATAGAAATTTACATTAGTAGAGAGGCTTTTATTAGCTAAACTCTGCAAACGTTTATACTCTGATTGAGCTTCTTGCATTTGAATAAAAGTAGCTTTTCGTAGCTTGCTTGAAAGATAATTAACTTCTCCACTATAAGTCTTAAACTGTTCTTTTAAAAGCACATAGTTCTTTGCTTGAGTATCTGCAAGTTCTTGGTAAGCCTGACTTATCGGATTCGTGTCAATCTGAGGTGTCATGGGCTCTTCAACTTGCTCTTTAAGCTCTGATGCCATAGTGCTTATTTCGTCAACCATAGTTGTCAGCATGCTTTCCATGTTCTTAGTGAATCTATCCATCATTTCTTCCATGGAATCATTCATGCTTTCTGACATACTCTGAAGACCATCGACCACAGCTTCAGTTTCTGAAAGCTGATTGCGAGCTTCTTCTTGTTGTTCCACTAAAAGCTTTTTATGCTCTGTAAGAGCCTCAGTTGCACCGTCTCCAGCTTTCTGAATTAGCTCAGATGCTAGTGTAGACGACTCGCCTAAACTAACCAGGGATTTACCATTTTCATCCTCAATTGTTGTGGCTAAACTTGAAGCGAGCTCCTGTGTTTCAAGAAAAAGCTGTTTGGATAGCTCGAAATTACCAGCTTCTAAAGCACTCTGAGCTTCAGCATATTTGGCATAAGCTTCTTCTCTATCTTCCAGCCAGTTTGTATAATCATCCTGCTGGTTCTGCCTAATTTCTTTTAACTTATCATCGGTAGATGAGCCAATATTGTCAATTTCTTCAGAGACACTAAGAATCTCTTCACTGAGAGATTGAATCTGCTCAGTAAGAGCAGACATCATTTCTTCACCCTGGGCAATAACCTCATCAGCCATAGCTTTAGTGGCATCTGACTGAGCCTGCATAGTATCAATAAAATCAGTACCATACTCCTGCAGGCTTGTCGTCATTTCGTCAAAGACTTCTGTGTTTCCCGTAATCAGAGCCTCTCGAATATCTTCACTAAAGGCTGAAGCACCTTGTCCCATTGTTGCAAAATCGTTACTTACAGAAGTTGCTCCACTCTTTATGCCCTGTATCATGGTATCTGTATCTACTGTAATAGCTGAAGATACCGTTGCAAAATCAGTACCATACTTTGCTATTCCAGCCTGCATATCTGAGTAGAGAGTAGAGTAAGTCTGTTTCAGCAGGCTGGCTGACTGTTGAAAGTTAACAAGCTCGTCACCGAATGTTATATTTCCCTTTATATCATTTCGCTCAAATGTTGCTTTTAAGTCCTCGTATTCAGAAATAATACCTGCCGTGGCTTTGGTAAAACTTTCCGGATGGCCAGAAGTATCAGCTTCTATAGTAACTATCTGTTTAGACGGATCATTTACTAAGGACTTAAAGTTAGCCATTAGTGTACTTACTCGACCCATAGTTTTTGTAAATTCATCTACAGGTGAAGCTTTGCCTTTGATTTCAACTGTATGTGTTGAGCTTGATTGTTTAGCCAGCTCTGCCAGCTCTTTTTTAACTTTTGCTATAGAGGCTTCAGCAGATGAAGTATCAAGCTTAACTTCATAAGTTTCACTTAGAGTCTCATAGGCTTTTCTACCTATGCTATCTAAGCTATTTACAGCTTTGCTCGTATCAAGACCGAGCTTATAGGTTTCTTTTAATGGGGATAAAGCCTTCTCAAGATCACTACCAATATCAGATTTCTTACTCAAGTTCTCCATAGCATCAGTAGCACCGGAGACAGACTTTTCTGCAGTTTTACCACCAGAAGTCATATCTGAAAATGATCTCTCGATAACATCTCTCTGGCCCCGTGCCGCTTGTGCCAGCCCAGCCTGAGCTGTTTTTATCATATTTATAGCATCTTGCTCAGCTTTTGACTGGCTGACTATTACTCTTTCGCCATCAACAACCTCTTCAGCTAAGTCAGATGCAAGCTCCATAGCTTTATTATACAAAGCTATAGACCCCTCAGCATTTGACCGGCTCATTTGATTAGCCATTGCTAAAGTCGAGTAGTACTCTTTTTGTTTGTCTTTATATAGCTCAAGGTCAGACATGCCTTTCCGCCGGATGCTATTAATCTTATCCTGAGCAGACTGTTCTGAGTCAGCTATAATATCATTCATTTTCTTTATACGATCATGAACTTTTTGCTCCGTTGCGGCATACTGGTTTGCGGCACTTTCTTTTGCTTTCAGTGCTTGCTTATACTCTTTAGTGTCTTTACCATAAATCTCTAAAACGTCTTCTAAGCCAAGTTCTGCAACTTTTAAACGTTCTGCATTATACTCTTCTTCAAGCTTTAGTCGTTCTGTAAGAGCTTCATCAACTGATTTAGCCCCAGAGGCTTCAGCTTTGTTTATTGCTTCTATACGTTCATCATATGCTTTTTTAGCTTTCTCTGAAGTTTCTTCTATGCTTTTAAGATACTTGTCTGCATTCTTCTTTAGAATGTTATTGAGTTGTTGCTCAGCAGACTCAACTACAGCAATTCTCTCATTTTGTGCCGTTGTTTCTGCATTAATAACTTCTCTTGCTTGTGAGGCCTGATTTGTATTAACTTCGCTTGCTACTCTACCTTTTTCTTTAATACTATTAATAGTATTTTGAATTTCAGTTAAATGCTGACGTTCTGCTTCAATAGCTAAAGCAATTGAAGCAGACTCTTCTGAGTCACCTGTAACATCATTCCAAGCTTTTCTGATTTCGAGCATTTTGATATACAGCTCAGAAAACATTCCGTCTATTTTACCAATAGCTATTTGGACATACTCACCTACTGTTAAAGGTAAGAGCCCAAATAAATCAGAAGCTGAAATAATTTTGCCTATCTGCCAGCCTGCAAAAAATGCAGTTACAGCACCTGTCGCAATTGTAAGAGCATTTCCGGCTGAAGCCGTGGCCACAGCGAACAAATTTGTGTGCTTGGTAGACTCTATAACATGCTTAAGATAAGTGCCCCAAGTAGTTGAGGACATTGCTATATTAAGCAAGCTCATACTGGCTGACGTCAAGCCTACTACGATATTAAGAGTTTTAAAGCCTACTGCAATTGCTAAAAGTTCAGGGGACCACTGTATAAATAAGCTTATAAGAGGCGAGAGGCCTGTTAAAATTGTTGAAATACCACTTGCAAAAGCTTTAATATACTCAACAGTTTGGAGAAAAGCCTCTCCAATCTTCGATGCCCAGGTGTTAAGAGTGCCGTCTGCATTTAGCTGTTTAACAATTTCTATTAAAGACCTAAACTCAAGAGTTAAAGCTTTAATAGTTTGAGTAACAGCTCCAGAAAACCCCTGGCCAATAGTTAGCCTCAAGCCTTCCCAAGCACTCAAAAGAGCTCTAAGAGCACCACCTAAGCCACTCTCCATGGTCGTGGCCATTCTTTTAGTAGTACCATCAGCATCGAGTAGCTCTTCGGAGAGATTTGCAATCTTTTCAGACACTCCGGATGCCGCGATTGCAGAAGTTGCGGCATACATCCCGAATATTTTAGAGCTTTGGGTAAGATTCATGTTGGCATTTTTCAAGTCCTGAAGAACTGGAATCAAGCCTCTAAACTTACCATCAGTGTCAACAGTTGTTACACCAAGCTCTTTAAGAGCATCTTTTGCTTTCTTAGTGGGATTTTGAAGCATGATAAGCATACGTTTAACTGCATTACCAGCTTCACCACCTCTGATACCATTATCAGCAAGACCACCAAGAACAGCAGATACTTCTTCCAGAGCCATACCCGAACTTGCTGCACTCGGCGCCGCAATTTTAAAAGCTTCGCCAAGTGCTCGTACGTCTGTATTTGCTCTGGAAGCAGTTAAGGCCAAATTATCATTAACCCGACCTAATTGTTCAACAGGTAACTGGAGACCTGCGAGAACATTTGTAGCAATATCTGCGGCTTCCCCTAATTCCAGGTTCCCAGCAGAAGCTAAATCAAGTACACCGGGAAGTGCTGACATAGCTTTCTCAGCATCAAATCCAGCCATACTGAGAAATTTAAGGGCATCAGCACTTTGAGAGGCTGAGAATCGAGTGTCTGCTCCCATTTTCTGAGCAAGAGCACTCATTCGCTCCATTGTGTCACCACTGGCATTTGTGATCGCTTGAACTTCTAACATGCGATCATTAAAGCCCATAAAGGTGCCCATAACGTCTTTTAGAGCTAAGCCAGCACCAATACTTGTTAGAGCTGACTTAAGATTAAGAGCACTGGAAATTGCAGTGTCTGCACTTTTCCTAATGCTATCAATGCTTTGTACAGCTGTACGAGCACCTGCTTTTGTGGCATCTTTGAGAGCTACAATAATACTCAGTTGGTCATTACTCATGGTGTCAACACACAATGGCTTGCTCTTAGAGCCTCTCTGAATAAAATAGGGGAAACTGAAACAGAGCTTTTCAGTGTTCGGTAGCGAGCCTATCCCCTAATTTTTAACGCACCCACACTTACTTGGAAAGCAAGCTGACTGCTTTCATGATACTATCATACCAGTGTTTTACAGGCATAACAGGACTACTGGCCAGGAGAGCTTCGGAAACCTTAGCCATAAAATCTGCAGAAGGGGCAGACACTCGTAGATCACTTGACACACGAAACTTAATAAAGCTTTGGCCTCGGTGGGCCCGGAAGAAAGAAACAGTTTCGGAGTTACCACAAATGGCTAATATGGGTCCCTTATCAGTCTTATAGACGTACAAGCCGTGAGTAATTTCAACTATCGCTTTTACAAACAAGTATTCCCGAAGTATAAGCTCAGTTGTAGGTATAGCCCTATAGCCTCCTAAAGGCCTTTTCGTCACAGCAAGATTCGTTGTTTTATTTTTAGCCTTTTTGACTTTTTTGTGCATTCATAGACCCCATAAGTTGTGCCAGTTTACAGAATTGTCGGTAGTTATCCATAGTGTTTCCCTCTTTAGCTGATTTTTTCTTGGATGCAGGACTTGCCGTGTCTTCATTTTCATCAGGTATCTCGATTTTCCGTTGTATAAACTTCCGCCAGGCATCATCCTGCATCCAAGCACCAGCCCTAACAGCACATGCGAGTTCTCTAAGCTGTAACTCCGTACGTACTTTTTCTGTAGCTCTTAACTCACTGAGGGCGAAACGTGTGAACTCCCATCCATATCCGAGAGTGCCTGTGTGGCCGGACCTGATAAGCCGGGCAAGGAGCTTACAAAACTTTGCATAAAGCTTGCCCGGCTCAAGTTCAGAGCTGTGGTCACTGTCTCGATCACTTTCAACTGTTCCAGGATTTTTAAAAAAAAAGTGTTAACCTTTTTTATGGCTTCGAAAAGAGCCTCAGTTTCTGAGCCTGTGAGGTTCCAGAACTCTTCAACAGAAAGATTCTCACAGGTAGCACTCAAAAACTCAGCCATGTGGCCCTCGATCCATTCCATGACAGTCATTTTTCGTTTCTCAGGACCACCCTGATTGATCATTTCAAGAACTTTTTTCACAAATCCATTGGTCACCTCTCGTACAACAACAGAGTGCCCCAGAGAGCTAACCTGGATTGTTTCAGTTCGTACTGTCATACCTCGTTTACTCCTTATTCAGTCATTTGGGGCAGGTCAAAAGTTCCGTAAGGTGTATCCGGGTTGTTCGCATCATCAGACAGAACAGAGCCTTCCATTGCGAAAGTGAGGTACTCGTCTGAGATAAGACCGAAATCACCGCTCGGCTTAAGTGACACTTTGGGCCAATAGAGCTTGCCTCCCTGCATAGACGTACCGATAGGCGGATCAGCCATAAACATGAAAGGCCCTGTAAGCTGAGTCTGTTTGTACAGCTTGACTCGCTCGTAAGTAAGAGCCTCGGCACTGAAGGTAACAGTAACAGTGCCTTCAGTGAGAGTTGAGCTATGCGGAATGAAAATCATTCCCAGAGTCGCATAGATGATGAAATCTACACCTGCTGTTCCGGAAGGAATGGTTACAGTTGTCAGATTTCTATAGCCCAGGTCATACCAAGCACCTTTCTTGAGACTTATCTCAAGAGAGCCATCGGACTGAGCAATCTGGCTCACCTGAGTCCGCTCGCCGAGAGTGTACATGCCAATGTTTTCAACGGACATTTCGTGAACAGTGAAACCGAATGTCGGGTCAACACTGATGTTGGGGTCAATGACTTTCTTTTTCAGACCTCCTCTGTTCGAATAAAAAGGAAGGGTCTCAATTGCCACAGAAACTGCAAAGTCAGAGATTTCGCCGAAGTCCATAAGGGGATCACCGAATGCCGCGATCCCCTTGCCGATCACAAGGTTGTCAGAACTGGGATTCATTCGTTACTCCTTTTCAGTACCACTGGACTCAGTTTTTGTCGGGCTCTGAGTCTGGACTGATGCTTTAGCCTTCGAAGGCACTTTTACCGAAGTAGCAGACTGTTCGTCTGCAGTTTGTGAAGCCTCAGGATTAAAAACTCTGCCTGTTTTAATAAGACGCTCAGCATCCAGATCAGCAAGCTCAAGGCTCTCACCAGGAGCATAAAAAGCACCTTTATACATAACTGTATTGCCAGGCTTTACAATAACTTTCATAATGTCCTCACATGTCATGTGCATATTTCACAGTATAAACCACTGCTTTATGCTTAGTTAATTCAACATAGTCAGCTCGTTGACATTTCTTATAATACTGTTCAGCATTATAAGTGTTAGCTTCGTCTCCAAAAGTAACTCGTTCAAGAGGCAAAAGCTTAATGAGATTCTCTCTATTACCAAAAGAGGGCATGTCAACAATGATAAGAGCTGTTACTTCTTCTCGCCCAATACTCATTTTACACCCAGATAGTCTTCGAGAGCTGGTCGTAGGCACAAACTCAGCCTCAACAAGTCTGATGCGAACTTCTTTTTCAGAAATGTCAGGAAAAGCTATAAGCACCTTGGCCAGGAGATATTCTTCAAGAGCTTCATCAAAAGTCATATCGCATACATCCTAAAAGCTTCTGGGTTTTCTTTACTATTTATACGGGCTATTGCACTCTTTGCTCTTTCGAGCCAGCTTGCTCGAACTAAAGCAAGTTGGCTCGGAGAGTAAAACTGAAAGTTCAAGTCCTCAACTTCTGCTCTGATAGACGTTACACCCTCTGTAAAGAAAGTGTTACAACTTGGCAGTAGATAGTACATACACAAACAGCACTCAGCCTCTCTTACATCCGGAATCGCCGAGGCAGAAATAGTTGAGTAGGGCCCTATCCAATCTGTCAGCTCTCGCCCGGCAGAGTCTAAATGAGGCTGGATAACAGAATCACCCATTTTTTCAATAGCTGGTAAACCACCCAGTGCTCTAACATCTGCAGGAAAAGCAAACATATCAACCTCTAAACTTTGAAAAGAAGCCTATGCCTAAGCTGTTACAGTGGCATACACAAAAGCTTCAGGTGTTTTGATAAGGGGCAGAGGCCTTGATTCTGCGATCATCCAGAGAACCGACGGGTCTTTCTCAATCCAGGACTTAGAAAAATACTTTGTGAGCACATTGCCAGCTTCAAGGTCCATGACAGGAGCATACTCAATCTTGAAATCACCGTCATTCGCGAACAAAATAAAAGCATTGTCCGGAATCAATTTCTGAGTTGTACTGGACCCCCAGGGAGTATATATGGCATTGTAACGGTACAGATCAATACCATTGAGATTACCCTTATACAGACTGTTCACATCGAGCTTCAGGGCCCCAGGATCAAGTCTTCTTTTATCGAGGGCATTCATCGTCTTGGTACTTCCCTGAATTGCAGACCAGGCATCTTTACCCATAATAGCAAAAGAAGGGGTAAAGTTTTTGTCGATAATGAGATCAGCCATAGTTTCAAGGTCCTTGAGAATATCCTCACTCTCAGAGTCCCACAAAACTGCAGGTGTGATCTTATGCTCAGTAGGCACGCGATAGTCAACAGAAAAAGCAATATCCTCCTGCTCAATACTGAGAATACCCTTAAGAGCTTCAGCACACCAGGCTTCTTTTGTACGTTCGATACTCTCTTTCTGGTCAAGCAGTTCTTCGCCGATTCTCTGCCTACGGGCACTGCTGATGTCACCACCATTTGCAAAAACATGCCTACCAGCAGGAGTTTCAGCCAAAAGCTCGAAAGCATCGAAAGACTTCTTCGGGCGAACACGAGGTGCTTTCACATACACCTTTTCACGACCGAGCTTATCAATAACAGTTCCAGCAGACACGTTTGATACAACAGGCAAAACCTGACGACCACCGATGGTTACGTCAAATGAGATGTTTTCAGAAGAGTTGACACGACCCTCTTTAAAAACCATATCCCTCAAAAACTTCGGAGCTGTATAAAGTCTGTTAACAGCTTCAGTCAAAGTTTCCCAGTGAAAATCATCCATACTATCAAGAGGCATAATTTTAGTCCTATTTTACATACACACCAGCAGACTCCAGGTCAGCATATGCCTGAGTTTTCTGCTCGTCTGTAGTTGTTTCGTCAGTCCAGATAAGCGACTTAGCATCAAATTCCCCATGACGATAAGCCTCACACTTAGCATCAGCCGAAGCCAGAACAGTAATATCCCTGGCCAGGATATATTTGGCTTTTTCAGAGCCATCTGAGGCACTTGCAGAGAACCCAGTACATTTACCAGATGCAGTAATAACACCGAGTACAGTGCCTTTGAGATAAGAAACATCAGACGTTCCGTTTGAGAGCAGGGTAACAGGCTTTGAAACAGGCTCATGCCCTGCTAAAAGAGTATCTCGCCGAAGCACACTTGCATTCATTCCATATACTTCAGACATTTACTTTACCCCCAGACTTTTGGCGATTTCGGCACCAAGGTCCCGCCGAGTTTTAGAAGTACCACTTTTGTCCACCGGCTGGTTATCCTGAATAGACCCAGCACTCTTACCTTCCAGCTTTTTGAGTCTCGCTTCCATAGAAGATGTTGTTTTGCCTGCCTTTTCAACCGCTTCTTTCAGGGGCTTCACAATACCGGTAACAGCTTTAATGATAGCATCAGTACTGGCTTTGTTCATGCTCGCATCTTCATTGTCTTCAGCACCTTCGGCTCCATCAGTACCTTCAGCATTTCCTTCAGGCTTTTCGATAATGCCAAACTCTGTAAACAGAGCTGTGAGTGCTTCCTGAAATTTTGCAAAAGTTTCTGCATCCATGTTGTTTCTCCGCTCGTCTTGTTTTGTGATAACCTTGTCGGCTATTCCGCCCATAGAAAGGGCTTTAATTTTGCCTTTACGGACCTTTTCCCAAAGCTTAGGTCCTTCAACCTTAATACCCACAGCCCAGGCTCCTACTCGCTCATTAGGAAACATAGGATCGCCCTTTCGGATAAGCCAGGACTCTGCTACATAAGCTTCTGCCTTCACATAGCTATGATCGACATCGATATTTCTGAGACTCAGGTTTCGCATAAAACGTTGTTGAGCTTTTTCGATCTCAGCGATTGTTGTATACTCACCTTGTGTATCTACTTCATCAGGCGTGCACACAATACCATAAACCATTTGTTTAGGCACATTTTGCTTGCTAATAGCGATCTGCCGAACTACTTTATGCTGGCTTTTGCTCTTAGCGATTATTTGTCTACGATTAGCCCCATTAGGAACCAATGAAATAAACTGAATATCAATATTTTTTAAAAGAACCGGTTTTTTCATACCATGTACCCTATATATACTCACTGCAAAGCCCCCTTGGCCAGGGGTTATTTCATGCCCTCATGAGCAATTGAGTAATGATTTCCATCGCTGAATCGTCCACCCCAGGAACCGCCAATCTGCTCCCAGAATTCGCCTAAGAGCTGATGATCTTCTGTTTTGTCACAGTAGTCCCAACGTTTTGTCTGCTTGTTAAAGCGGAAAAGGCTGAAATCTACTGCCAGGTGTTTTTTGTGCAGACTGTTCTTTTTGCCATATGTCACTGACGGAGCTCTGAAAGCATCATCGAAGCGAAGCTGAAAGCCCAATGAATAAGCATAAACAATCAAGTCTGCAATCATCAGAGGGAGCACTCTTTGCTTTTCACCCAATGACATGTGTTTTGTTTCATAAAAATTATGCTTCATAGATACCTCCTTATCCTATCACTATCTTAATATCTCTCAGCTCTTTTCTGAAGTCCTTAGCAAGGTCTGTTACAATGTCCTTAGCAATGAACTGAAAGCCTTCTCGCTTAACTTTCTCAATGGCTCTGGTAATGAAGGGCTGAGGTTTTCGAGCAGGTTGTGTTACTTTTTTACTGAATACCCATTTGCCATTAAGTTTAAACTTTAATGCTTTTTTTCCAGCTTTAGGCCCGAAAGTTATTTCAGGACGTCCATCATGCACCGCTTTAGCATATGACAAGTTTGAGCCTATTCTTACTCTGCCAGAACCTGCTGATTCGACTTGAATAGACTTTCGTAGATCACCAGTCACAAAAGGAATATTTCCCTGAGCCGTGGCATAATCTCTTATCCGATAACCTACTTTTAAAATTATCTTTTGTCTATCAAGTGGCATTGTATTACCTCACATCATACATAGCTTGCTTCTGCCTAAGCTGTTTGAGCAACAAACGTTCTGGAGATATAGCTGGTGTGCCTGCTTCTTGGGGCTTAACTACTTTAGGGCCATAGCCAAGCTCAGCTCGAGCCTCGTCAACTGTTAATATACCACCTGTAACCATAGCAGGGTAAAACTGTGAAGGAGACTCGAAAGCTCTTGTGTTGATTTTACGAAAACGAAATTTAGCTCCAGGAAAACCCATATCGTTTAATATAGGTCCAATTTTGCTCTCAAAAAAAGTCTGTCGAGGGTTAATTGTTACTTCTTGAAACATACCAATCTGAGAACTTACCTCGCCACCACCCCCAAGCTGTCCAGCTGACATAATACTGAGTAATCGAGAAGGAACACGATGGGCCCCTATAATTGAGTCTCGTGACTGTATATTGAGTTTCTCAAAAGAACTGTCACGGTCTTTCAAGTCAGAAGCTATTTTCTCAAAGCGAACCTTTGCACTCGGATTTGTAATAGGCAAATAAAGTGTCCGGTGGGCATTGTCAAAGCCTTTAAAATTCTGCTGAACAAACTCTGTTACCTTTTTCTCGGTATCAGCATCAAACTTACCACCTTCAGTAATAATCGCAAAATCAGGAATACCAGAATTTATAAAAAACTTTTGGTTATAAAGACTCGCATAATAAGCTAAACGAATGTCAGGAATACATCCTCGCCACTCAGGCAGACCATAATACACATCAACTACAGAAGACTTAGAAAAATGTAGTATAGAGTTAGATGCTGAATCGCCAGCTCTGAAGGCAGGCAAATCTACATTACCCATTCTATTGCGATACCTAAATTCAGTATCACAACCTGTAGGACGGAGCCATACTGTTGTAGGTGGAATGTGGTAAAGCTCAGCAATATAACCCGAGCCATCTCGTACAACTTCTAAATAGCCATTACCAGACTCATAGTCATAAGCGACTCGATTCATTACTTCTATGAAGCTCTGACCTTTATCATTAACAACCTCTAAACGGTCTTTAATGCCAGCTTCATTAGAAACACCAGTAATATCAAAGCCCATACTAACAGTACAGTCAGCTTTGACACTTAAACACCCAGCATGCCAGGCGGACTGTTCAGGTAAGTACGAGTAATATGCAATAGCATCACCATAAATAGGGCTATAGGGATGTGGAACCTCGTCACTATAAACCATTTCGTCTTGAACTGACTCTTTTACTATCCGAGCCGTATAGACTAATTTAGCACCACCGAAGACTTTTTCGTCACTCATATACTTACTCTCAGGTCACTGAAAACTCAGTAACTGTTATTGACCGTCAGCCCCCATGAGCAGGGGGAGAAAAAATGCTTCCGCTTTCTATCTCCCTACGAATTGCACCTTCTGACGTCAACGTTTGCTCAACTTCTTTATCAGTCCACCATTTCCAAGCCTTTTTGATGGTCTCTTTGTCTTCAGTTTCACAGGCTTTTAAATAGTTGTCAACACCTTTTCGCAGATACCTAACTTCAATGACTTCGCCATTCATCTGCCTGCAAAATTTAGAAGTTCTGCCATCAAGCCAGCTTTGCCATATCACTCGTTCAACACCTGCTTGCTCATAACCAGAAACTCTGCCAATTTCTCGAGTTTTTGTGGCTAAATGATCTGCAAAAAGATTCCAATAGCTTTCTGACCTACTGACCAGGGATGAAAAATGTGTTTCTAAAAGAGACACAAAGTCAGCCCGGTTATACCCGCCATCGAAATAATCTTGAAGAACTGCTCTGAAGCCCTCTTGCAAGTTGTCAGAAAAATGTGTGCCTATCCAAAATCGAGTATTTTTATTAAGTATATCAAGGCTAAGCAGATCTTTCTGGCCCCACACAACATTTACTCCACCACCACCCTTCATACCCATAAGGTACGAAGCTTCTGTTCCGTCTGCCAAAGATGAATAGATGGACGTTGCATAAACAGAGCCAAGGAGTTGAGCCATTCTGGCATCATACCGTTTCCACTGTGAGAGACTTGTGGGAATAGGTTTCTTAGAATCAATCAGATCAGCTAATATATCAGAAGCTACACTATCAACTTGACGAGCCCAAGCAGTTCGCAAAGTTACAGCAAGCTCGTCAATCAGTTCATCAATTGACAAATCAGCTGAAGCTTTTTTAATTGACTGTAATAGCTTAGCATATTCAAGCATTAGAAAATCTCTGCTCCCGATATTACTCCGCCAGCCCGTTCTGAAATCCAAGCCAAAAACTGGCTTAGACTATCTACTTGATCGTCATGAGGAGAGTTAGGAAAACTGAAAAGTTCGTCTTCAAAGTCTTCAAGCCAAATAGCTTTTGCTGGAAGAATAACTAATCCAGCCTCAATTTTTGGAGTCTCACAGTACAGACGAGTTTCTTTGTCTTGTACCGGATTAATAGCAATAACTGGAATAACCGTTTCGCTTCGTAGCATCTGAATAAGACTTGTTCCGCTTGACTTATCCTCTATAAGAACTGCTTGTGGCTTAAATAGCTCATATAGACTTCGTACCTTACGATTAAGCTCTGGAAACTCTAACTTCTCACGAAAAACATGAATTAAATAATATGCTTTTTCTGTTACACCCCAGGTAGTACAAGAAGCATAGTCACTTTCATCTTTAGCTTTTTGAGCTGTATCCCAAGACTGTACAATCATATTAAAGTCAGTTCTTGGTAACTCAAGCCATCGATTAGTAAGCCAGCTTTTCTTGACCAGGGTACCTTCAGGGGGTGCTGGTTTACCCTGATAGAGACTCTCCCACGAAGAGGAGCCCATCACGGCTTTACGTTTTAACAGGAACTCTAATGATTTAAGCTCAGGAAAAAGTGCTTCGCCTTGCTTACGATATTTTTCATCTTGCGAAGCTATTGCTTCAAAATTTACAACCTTAACATTTGTCTCTTTTTCCTGAATCTTACTTAGCAGGTCAAATGTAGACCATCTTGTAGCTACGACTAAGAGCCCAGCATTATCAGCAAAGCGAGTTCCGAAATCGTCACAATACCAGTCCCAGATTTTCTCATTATACTTAACATTGTTAGCTTGCTCACGACCTTTAATAGCATCGTCGATAATACCAATATCCAAAGACTCACCAGTTACTTGACCTGCCACGGTTGTATTTCTGAACTGGCCATTCGTAGCATTGCCTCTGTTATCGAGAAACTCAATGAGTGAGGCATTCCGTTTTGCTTTATCAGCTATCGATGTTATACTTGACCGGCTGATATTAGTGTCAGGAAATATCTTGTTATACTTTTCAGTACCAAAAAGACGTTGTAATTGTGTATTACATCTTATTCCAAGCACTTCTGAGTAAGAAGCAAAAATTAGCTTTATACCATTATTTTTGCCAACCACCCATGAGATAAAGTCAGTTACAGCCCAGGACTTTCCATGCTGAGGTGGTGCTTGTATCAATAATATTGGTCGTTTACCTGCAATATAGTCGTCGTAAAACTCCTGAAGATACCTACAAAGCTCACGAACAAACCATGAATTCTTAAACTCTACTGGACGAATAAATTGCCGATAAGCTAAAAAACTTTGCTGTGACTTACTTATCCACCATTGTTCAAGTAATTCAATATCTTTGATACTCAATTCTCGCATTTAATTCCTACGAGTTTTAAGATGGATTTCACAGTTACGAAAAATTTCATCTCGTAACTGTGAAACCTTTCGGCATATATTGGTTTGCTGGACCTCTAAAGCATGCTGAAGGTCTTCGTGAAATTGCCGATAATCTGCTTCTCTTGCTTGCTCCAGTTTTTCAATACGTTTGAAGCTATCAGCAATGCTTTGTTTGAGGTACTCTTGATCTTTCTTCAGTTTAACACTGAGTACCAGCCAACCGATGCCTATATTAAACAATGTTATCAGTAAACCGAAAAACATTGTAAAAAAACTACTGTATTTAGCTGAAAATTCAAGCATATCATATCCTATAAGTCTGTAGGCATAGGAATGCCTCTTAGCTTCAACTGATTTTCTATTTCTTCAGGAGTTAAGCTCTTGAACTCTTTTAAAAGACTCCGTAAATCTTTATCAGCAAGAGTAGGAATTGTATTAGCAGACTCGTATATTTGTCGTACTTTATACAATCGTTCAAAACTTTTAACGAGCCTTGCTGTAACGGAGCCATCAAAGTCAGCATCAGGGTTCTGCTCAAGATGCTCAATACGAGCTTGTAAACTCTTAAGCAGACCATCCTCAATCTGTACTAAGTTAACCCAAGTAGTCACAGCTCTCTTAGCAGTTTCTACAGACAACCAACGTCTTTGCAATGAATAAAATTCATTGACACTATCAGCATCAGCCAATACAGGTTGTTCAGCTTTTTCCCAGCCTTCATTATTTGCATAAGCCTCAAGCTCAAACAAATTTAGCTGGTACTGCTTAGCGATTTCTTTAAGGTCCAGCCCGCCAAACTCGTAAAGTTTACGGTATATTTCTTGTTTATTAATATCCATAATATATTCCTGATTTTTATATTAGTATATTAATAACTCCTTGTAAATATATAATTAATAAGTAATTAAAAAAGCCAAGCTCTTAAATTTTTCTTAACTATATTAGTATCCTATAGCTGGTTCTGGTATAAAGAAAAGCTTTTTAAATCTAATACTTACTAAACTTTATAAAGCTTCCTTTTTACAAACAAAAATATAAGTAACTTAAATGCTTGTATTTTTCAACTAATATTTGATAAAAAGAAAAAAAGTTAAAAAAAATCTAAAAAATATGTTTACAAGCTGAACAAATCATGATAGTCTACTTTTAACTTAAACAAAACACCAACACCAAACAGACAGGATGGCTAAAATGACAACATTCAATAATGTAAATCTCGACTCTGAAACTCTCGAAAACATGACTATCAAACAGCTTGCTGATCTGTACAACGACTGTATCGAAACACTGAATGAATACGACATTGCAGATGTTCCGAATACTGTAAAAAAGTTCTCAACTAAGAAAGTCGGTATATCTCGTATCATCGCTCTTGCTGAGAAATTTAACTTCGGCATGAGCGACACTGAGAATACCGACACTGAGAATACCGACACTGAGAATACCGACACTGAGAATACCGACACTGAGAATACCGACACTGAGAATACCGACACTGAGAATACCGACACTGAGAATACCGACACTGAGAATACCGACAC